AAGTGATCAACTTATTCAGTACATCACGATCATAAATTTCTCTTGGCTCACTCATTACAGGTTCTCCGCAAAAGCAGTTTCTAAATTAAACTCATCAATCAGATTGTATGGTGCATCCATATTTACGTCAAAGTAAAAATCTTCACCACACTCAAACTGGCCGATGTAATTCCATCCTTCATCCAAGTAGTAGGCAGATACTTCAAATCCTAGTTCTATCAGTTTCTTGAAGATTGGAATAGGTGGTGACCATGCGGTCTCCATCATCACGTACAGAGATGTATCAGACAGACGCTGTGTACCTATGTTGTATGCGTCCCACTTTGTACCCCAGTTCTCAATACACCAATCGTACCAGTTATTCTTACCATACTTCTCCCGTTCATCTTGGCCTAAATTGCCACGAAAGATATGATCAGGGATCGGTATGATCATGTTGAATGGATAATCATTACTGAAGATATTTTCCATATCGTCAATACGCTTCTTACTTGTGTGATCAATGTACACACGAACATCTGTATTATTCGGCATTTCGTTTCTCCCTTTAGATAACGTCAGATAAAGCTTAGGCGTTTAGCGATATCATTTACATTAGACTTTGGTGGTATAGCATCACCCACCTCATCCGTTCCAAGGATCAATCCATATCCTGCTAATGGGTGCGGATAACCCTCAATGAAAAAGTATCGTTGATCCTCAACGTACAGACCTTCATCGTCCACATAGATCACATCATGATCCATCTCTGGTGGGTACGCACAAGTAATCCACTGACACCTTAATACCTTGGCGATGGACATACAATCACCATCCCAATCCATTTCAGTAATATCTTCTTTGAACGGATCAATTAGAATTGCTTTCATAATTGCTTCTCCATTGCGGAATTGCGGAACTCTTCTAACAACACTTCCTTGTATGCACTCAAGTCATGAATCCAATCGTTAATTACATCAATTTGCCACAGGTCTCCCTGATAATAAAAATCTTCCCCGATATTAACAAATCCTTCGCCGGAGTCTGTATTGGCAAACATGTGAATATCCCAAAGTTTGCAATTCGTATAACTATCTTTTCTACTCATCTTCACTATCCCTAATGTCGTATATATCACGCTCAATGTATTCCATGCGAAAAGGATCAGAAAAACCCTCTTCTACAATTTCCTGCGCTTCATCTTTTGAATCAGCTTCAATTAAGTAAGTAAATACTGTAGTAGCTGACTCATACACCATAAACTTAGCCATGTTACTTCTCCTCCACATACACACGTAAATGCGTAGACATATTGATAGGTTGCCCCATCTCATATTTACGCCAATTCTTTCTGGCTTCATCGTTCATGTACTGTCCCCGAACACGCATACCATAGGTATCACGATTCAAGTATTTACGCATCAGTTCAACCAAGAGTTTACCTTCAGCATTATTAGGAATTTCTTTGAACACATATTTCATAATTAGTTTCCTCTAGTAATCAACACTTTAAGAATAATAACTACAATTAGTATAACTACGAATGACATCTACATCACCGGAATAATTGGCAGTTCATCATCACTGGTTGCCAATGCACCCGCATTATTACCTTCATCATCACTCAATGGAATGATGTACGAATCATCATCAAAGATAATAACTACTGGTCTGTTGTACCAGAGATTCTCTTCGCACTGATCCTCAGTCATGTACGTAATGTCTGTAACCTTCTTACCTACAAGTGACTTGCGTATTGCTTCAATCCACTTCTGTTCATTCATGTTGATTCCTCCCTATGTGTGATCAACAGGGCGGATACTACAGATGTTGCGTACAGATTTGAAGTTAGACATTAGTCGTACGACTTTAGTCTATTAGACTTTAGTCCAGGATGTTTGCGGTATATGTATATAACTAAAAGTTATAATGATTTGTTGAAGATTGCTTATATTACAGTAAAGTTGTGTGTGTCTTTATAACTAAAAGTTATTAACATCTATATATTATAATTTGCGTGTCTTTTGTATACGTGAAAATTCCCTAAATGGCTATTAGTACTTATAGCGAAATAGGGAATTCTTAACGTGTCTTTTAGTTTGCGTGTCTTTACTTTTTCTTGTTGACTGTTTGCTTAACAGCAGGTAGTTTACTCAGACTAGATTAGTTTACAGGGAGATGTCAACAGTGAACGCAAAAGAATTTATTGGCAGCCTGGATATACGTGATGGAGAAACTAAGCGTGTCTCGTGTCCTGAGTGTGGTGGACGTAATACATTCACCGTGTCTCGTGTAGATGGGCGTGTCTTATACAACTGCTACAAAGCATCATGCCGTACGAAAGGTAGCATGTCGAGAAGAAGGTCTCTAGATGACGTTGAGAGGCTCTTAAACAGGGGTATATGCGATGTTTCGGACACAGGTAATACCTACCTACCTGAGTTTACCTTACCCCCCAATATGACAGTGAATTTAGAAAGGGATGCGTGTCTTGAATACATGGACGATATGAACATCCAGCCATCAGTCGATGCAGGGTATACAAATATCATGTACGACTTTGCACAAGACCGTTGTGTCTTCTTGATCTATGACGATAACAAGACTATGATCGGGGCTGTGGGTAGAGCATTGCGTAAGGGTGTCTTGCCTAAGTGGAAACGATACGACAAAAGGAAAGACCTCATGTTCTTCTGTGGACAAAAGAAAGGAACAGCTGTTCTGGTTGAAGACTGTGCCAGTGCCTGTACGGTATTCGCCTCTGGGTATACAGGGGTAGCTTTATTGGGTACATCCCTTAACGATCATCACATACATCAACTGCGTGTCTTTGATAAAGTCATTGTGGCTTTGGATGCGGATGCATCAGACAAAGCAATTAAAATGCAGAAAATGCTTGCACCACATGTAACATCTGAGCTACTATTCTTAACAGATGACCTGAAGTATTTTACTCCCGAATGCGTTAGGTCATTGCTTACCAAGTAACACTTCTTGTTACTTTGAATACTCCCTATGTTTGCCCCTCTTCGGAGGGGCTTTTTTATGGTTGACAAAAGATAACCGAATACCTCACAATGTGTAGACTAACTAACATAGGAGTTAATCATGGCTTGGAGAAAGCAGTACGAAGAAAAAGACATCCAGATCTTAATTGAGATGTGGGGTGATGGGTACACAGCTACTGAGATAGGTGACAGGTTGGGTAAGACTATGTCGTCTGTTCGTCAATTCGTTCATCGCAATAGAAAAAAGTACAACCTTGAGAAAAAGGAAGGCGGTAGGTATGTCCCTAGAAATTCCTTTGACAAGGAGTGGCATGGGGTTGTACCTTGTGGTCACTGGGCAATCACTAAACCGTGGAGGAAACAAGTATGAATAAAGTACCTTACATAGAACGTGGTTATGATGAGTATGGTTTAACCGGAGAGTGTGCATTCTTGTGGGCATTGTTCCTCATGCGTGAACATGAGATGGACGATGCCCCCTTTGCGTATGACAAGTGGAAGGCTTGTGCAGAAACACTGCAACCAAAGGAAGGCAAGCCAACCCCAGCCGTTGTGCATTACGCTGCTTTGGAAGAAGAGATTGCTAAGTACACCGCTCAAGAATATGTGTACCCCGGCAGTGATCCACAGGAATGATGCATAGGAATACTATGCAAAATAAGCGAACAGTAAACCCACAGGATGAGCGAGGAAGAACATATGAAACTCATTGATTTCTTGAGCGACATAGATATTGAAATTGAAGAAGACGATTTGTTAGATACACTGAGTAAATTGAAGAGAAGCATTCTGATAGCAGAACTACGTGACTTTCGTGATTGCAGAATAGATGACTATCTATCTGTAAAGGATGGTTTGTCTAGAAGTATATACGTTTTAAACGATCTTGAGCAAGATGCATTTGAGATTAGCAGACGCATTGAAGCACTTGATATAATCTTAGATGAGTACGTAGCAGAACATGAGCCATTTGACTTTGACTCAGTTGAATGGTGGGATGACAAGGAAGGATTAAGCTAATGCCTAGAAAGAAGAATAGTCCTGCGTACGGGAAGGGCGATTGGAAACGTCCCGTAGACGAGAAGAAGTTCGCTGAGAACTATGATCGTATTTTTAATAAGGGAGAGAAGAATGAAACCGGAACTAATACAACTCCTCCTAAGTAAGGAGTTCTTCACCAACAACAGGCATCGTATCCGTGCTTCCATGTTTGAGGACACGGATTACCTGCCAGTCTACAAAAGTATTATACGAGCACACGAGAAGTCAGAAGATGGAGACATTACTGTCCAAGATGTGGCTGCGCTGTACGACGTGGATAACCCCACGGAGAGCCGTTCAAAGAAAGAAAACGTACGTATACTATTACGTGAGTTGGCGGATCGGCCACCGCTATCGCTTGACGTTGCTGAAGAAGTACTCCAACAATCATGGCGGACTGAGATCGGTAGGGATATTGCTCACCTCGGATCACAGATAGTTAATGGTGAAATACAAGACCTAGTACCTATAAAGCGACTTATAGAGAAGACACAAGACGACTTCATGCCTAACATAGAAGTCAAACCTTGTACTAAGGATGTCTTTGAACTACTCAAAGAAAACGAAGAGGATACTCGCTGGACGTTTAACGTACGAGCACTGCGGGACAAGCTTCCAGGGGTTGCCGGTGGAGAACTATGCATTATATTCGCAAGACCAGAAACAGGAAAGACTGCAAGCCACGTGTCCTTCTGCTACGGGCCAGACGGATTCGCAGAGCAAGGAGCCAGTGTCCACACCTTTGTGAACGAAGAGAAGGCAACACGGACGATGCTACGGGCCATGTCCTCATTCACCGGTATTACTAAGGAAGAGATCTACGAAGACCCTAAATTCGTAGCCAATGAGTGGCGTACGATCTATGACAATGTCAACATGTATGACGCACAGGGTGTCACCATTGAACAGATTGATGCCTACTGCGAGAACCATAAGCCAGACGTACTGGTTGTAGATCAGCTAGATAAAGTACAAGTGCATGGCAACTTTAGTCGTACAGATGAGAAGTTACGTGAGATATACACACAAGCCCGTGAGATTGCTAAACGCCATGACCTTGCATTCATTGCAATCAGTCAGGCATCTGCAGACGCAGAAGGCAAGACAAGGCTCAACCCTTCCGAAATGGAAGGCAGTAAGACAGGTAAGTTCGCTGAGGCAGATATTATTATCGGTATCGGTAAGCATGATCAGTCAGGAGTAGATGATGAGCCAGATTACACCAGACACCTTACAGTAGGAAAGAACAAGATCACGGGATGGCATGGCACCATTATTTGCGAAATACAACCAAAGCTCTCTCGCTACGTTGATTGATAGGTCAGATATGTATGTACTAGGAATAGACATTGAGACGACAGTACAAAAGGCTGAACGTGGCTTGGATGGTAGCCCATTCAATCCTAACAACCATCTAGTATCTGTCGGTGCTCAGTTCTTACACGATGAAACAGGTGAGTACTTCTTCTTCAACCACAACAAACTAGAGTGCAACCCAAAGGAAGCGCACTTCAAACTACAGCAGATGATTGACCTAGCAGATGTAATCGTAGCTCACAATGCCAAGTTTGATATCCTTTGGCTGCAGGAAACAGGATTTAACATTGAGTGCGCTGTCTACTGTACGATGATTGGCGAGTACGTATTAGCTCGTGGGCAGAAGGTACCGCTGTCATTAGAAGAGACTGCAAAGCGCAGGAAGGTTACACTCAAACGGTCTGACTTAATGGAAGAGACTTTCAAGAAAGGAATCGGTTATGAGCAGATGGACCCAGAGATTGTAGAGACCTACGGACGGGGTGACGTAATATCCTGTCTAGAAGTCTACGAATCTCAGATGCATGACTACCGGCAACCTCACTTCACAGGTTTACGCAAAGTTAGGGACATGATGAACGAGATGATGTTTGTCCTGTTAGAGATGGAGCGTAACGGTATCTGTATTGATCTGCAGTCATTGGATGATGTAGAGAAGGAATTCACTGAAGAGCGCAATATACTAGAGGCACGTCTGCAACATTTGGTTA